GTAGTAGCCTTCTTTGTAAGACTCTTCAACTTCTTCTTCGTCTTCTTCGTCATCTTTCATTGCCATCTTAGTAGCAGTCGCATACAATACATCAGTAGCTTTATCACCGTAACGATCTTTGAACTCACTCATTTTCTTTTTGAGTTCCTTAACAATCACTTCACGCTTCTCTTTCTGTGCGTCAGTCATCTCTTCTTCAGTGAACTCGACAGCTTCGTAGACTTCTTCAACTTCATCATTAGGATGATCAGCTGGTCTCGTCTTCTCATTTTCTTTCTTGAGATCGAGTACTTCTGCTTGCTTGTATCCATCTGGAAGTTCTATAACATCTACGAGATGCTTATCTACAAAGTTTTGAATGCCCGCTGAAGTAGCAGAGTCAAATTCTCCTGTAGGTTTGCTAACTGTCTCTACTGTGAACTGCTTAAAAGATTTCATTTTGATTCCTTTATTATTCTGTGTCTGCTTCTACGTCTACTTCCACTGAATCAGTGGATGCTCCAAACATAGAGTCGTATTTTGTTTCGATAGCCGCTGTCATTTTGTCTGCCATAACACTATTAAAAGTATTCTCAAACGTACCTGCGTCTTTTTCTGTCGCATTCCTAATCAAATCACTAACACTCATATCTATCTCCTTACTTATAAGTTTATTTATATTTTATCACAATTACTGTTTAGATGTCTTCATCTGAGATATTATCTTCCGCATCTTCTGAATCTTCGTCATCTTGTTGGATCTGGTCTCTCATCTGCTCGATTTCGTCTTCGTTCATCATGAGAACATTTTTTCTTACCCATTCTGCTGAGTAGTACTTACCAACATAATCGTCAATGTCTCGTAGAAGATTTAATCTTTCTCTCAAGACTTCACTCTCTTTTAACTCTTCGAAGTAGTTATCTTGCATGAAATCATATCTGATAGAGGCTTGAATGGCTGCCCACTCTTCAGGTTTAATGATTCCTTTAAGTATCAACTGCTTCTCAAGTATCTTATCAAACAATGCTGAGAATCGTGATCTCAGTCTGTTGATAAACTTACTAAACTTAATCTCATCTCTAGATATTTCTGTTGCTCTACCTAAAGAGAATCCTGCGTCTGATTCCATACGAGAGATGGGCACATTAAGAGACTTAAACAATCTCTTCTGGAAGTATAGTACGTCATCTAGTTCACCTAGATTCTGTCCACCGGGCAATGTAGTGATCTCAGTACCCTTTCCACCCTCTCTTCTAGGTAACCAGAAATCGTCAGTCATACTCATATGTCTGCGATCATCTTTAACGTCACCTGTAGCGGCATCATAAACCAAGCGATTCTTATGCTTAGTCATCATATCTCGTAGATATTGCTCTGCTTTCATCTTAGGCAGATTACCCACATCGATATAGAAAATTCTTCGTTCTGGTGCTCTAGATATTCTGTAAATAACTACAGCGTCTTCCATCATTCTCAACTGATTCAGAGGCTTATGTGCCTTCTGTAAGTGAGAAATAATTAGTGAATTAGTCTCATTCATTAGTCCAGAATTAGCATGAACAACAGAGTCTACTGCTATCTTCAACCCCTGAATATCGTTGGCATTACCACTAGACTGCGAACTTGACGCCTGGTTTAAAAATCCCTTTTCACTATATAGATAATATTCGTTCTTTATTCGTTTAGTGAGGAACTTGTTATCGCCTGAATTGTTTCCAGGCTTCAATGAGTCAAATTCTCTGACCTTACGAATCTTTCTTGGATCAATATAGCGCAACTCTTGAATACCTTTCTTGGGTTGCTTTATATCAATCATAACATGATAATTTAATCTTCCGTCAACATACCACTTCTGGAATGTATCATATCCAGTAGAGGAGAAGTCCAAAAGTTTAAGTACATTATCAAACTCTTCTCTAACTCTCTTCTTGATGTTGTCTGGTAAGTCTACATCATCCGTAACACACTCGACTACTCTTTGATCAGACGCTATACTGATAGCCTCATTCACAATGTCGTCTACTGCTTGTGAGACTTCTGGTTGCTGTAGCATTCCTCTATACTTTTGTACGAGTTCTGCTTCTGATCTTGCGTTTCCTGCTAAGTCCAGATAGCTACTAGCGGCAGTGCCTGTTGCGGCAATGTCAATAGAGCCTTCATCAGCATTGGGCTGAATAAAAGACGGTATGTTCTTGTCTCCTGATTCACTGCCTTTGCGTTTAATCGAAAATCCAAATAGTTCAGCCATAGTTTATCCTTTAATTAAGGGAGAGGGGTACTCTCCCCTGATTATAGTTATCAAGTTTATGTGTTTGTACCGCCGTCCCCAGTGATTCCACCAGAAACATTCCACCAATCGTATTGGAAGGTAACATCGAATCTTTCGATATCGTCAGTTGTGCTCCAATCCATACCGATAGCAGCTACGCTTGTTGGGAATAAGCCGTTAAAGTTGTATGTTCTAAGTGGTGCACCAGTTTTTGAGTACTGTGTGATTTGTGCTTGAGCTTTATACTCAGATGCACTTGCACCGCCCAAAGTTACGTTGCCTTCATGTGAATTGATTGAAGCCATCCATTCTTCCATAGCGTTACGGATTAAGAAGTCTTCATCATTGATGATAGTTACAGTCCACTCAGCGAATGTTCTGTCGCCAGCTACCTTAACTTTACGCCCAAAATAAGGAATCTCAATTGTACCAATAGTTGCTTCTGGGATCTGTGCCGCTTGTACCATAAACGGTGTCTTCAAATCACCTGCTCCGTTGATAGGATTTGTGATCGCTACCTGGAACAGGGATGCTTTGGCACCCCCGAAGGTCAGTTGGCTTTTAATTTCATTGATGTTGAAAGCCATCGTTTTTTATCTCCTTGTTTGTTGTCTAGTTATTTATTAAGCCGCACCAACGATCTCAGAGAACTCTACGCCTGATCTAACAGCTACAAAGTTCAACTGAATAAAGTTGATAGAACGTGCTGGCTTGATGTAAATGTCGCCAACAAATTGGTTAGTGTCTATCACTTGAGGCGTATTGTTTGATGCATCACAAACTACTTTAAAGTCATAGATACCACGTCTACCTTGAACGTCTCTCAAGAACGGTTCAACCAAGTTAACGAATTGCGCTCTAGTGAACTCATCGTTAAACTCGAATAATGTTGATTTAGCCGCACTACCAATAGTCTTCTCAAGAACAATGAACAATCTTCGAACATTAATCCTATCAAATGCGCTAGTAACACCAGTGAAGGTCTTATCACCAAATAATACAGTGCCTTGACCAGGCTGTGTGATTACTGGATTTACTCCGTTTTTGTAGAGTAAATCTCTTTCTGATTTGTTAGGATTGAATTGTAACTTAACAACATTCTTAACATTACCTCTGTTATATCCCGCAGGTGAGAACCAAGGATCTCTTAGATCGTCTGTTCTAGCACAAAGTCCTGCAATATCGCCATTCAAAGGAACGTATGTGTATACGTCATTATACTTGTCGTACTGATATTTATATCCACTGTCAACAACAGCATAAGAACTCTTAGTTATTGCGTTAGAGAATGCTACCACTTCCTCAACAGTATTGTCTTCCAACTGTGGTGAGATAAATGCTACACAATCTCTACGAACTTCAGCAACATTATCGATAATGTAGTTAGCCAAAACGTGGACATCTCTCGTTTTACCTTGAAGTATAAACGAAATATCTACATCAGCAGGATCCTTATAAAGATCATAGCCAAATGCTAGTTCTCCGATAGTGGCGGTTGTTTCGTCATTGCCGTCAGCACCACCAGACATTACCTTACTTGATCTACATAGTGTGAATCCTGTAGTATCGATAATCGCATCAGTAGTTTTGATCCATCTAGAAGACTGCTCTAACACGTTTACAGCGTAGTTAGATGATCCGTCTGGCTTGACTGCATTAGGCTGATCAGAAATGCCTTCATAAATCTCTAGAATTGCTCCAGCTGTGCCACTAAGTTTTCCGTCTGCATCTCTAACGACTAGGTGAGTAGTGTTTGCGGCAGGAGCAGTGTCAAATAGCCCAGCATCGCCCCACTGTATCTCATAAGTAGACGCAACAATATTGCCTACAATTCCTTTAAATCTTTCAGTGAAGTCAACAGTTATGTTCAATTCAGTGAATGGAGACAACTTAGAATTTACCGAAGTTTCTCCCGCTAGAGAGGATAAAGTGATATTCTTAGGTGCCACATCAAGATGATTCTGAGCATCAGCAAGTGTTGCCGCTAGTTTAACTGCGTCTGTTGTGTCGCCAGTAACAGAGCCACCAGTAGTGTAACTTGTGCCCTCTGATTTAGTTACAGGAATCACGAAATATGTTTTACCATCTTCTAGACCGCCAACTATTCCCAAGCCCTCTGCACTATACTGAACTGCTTGACCTAAGGTAAAGCCGTGATCTTCGATGTTGATTATGCTAGTGTGGATTTTTTCAGCCGTATCTGCATTATCGCCATCGATTACTATACCACCATCAGATATAGTAGCTGTGGTTGTTGAGTCTGATTTGAACTCCTTAACAGTCGCATCAGTGGCAACAACGCCACCTTCTGTAGTAGGCGCATCTCCTGATAAAGTCATTTCTTGTATTACTTTTCCAGCACTATCTTTAAGAAGAACGTTGGTGCCTTTCGTCAATAGGTTTCTGCCTGAGCTACTAATGCTCGTAATACTAGCTTGCTTTCTGCCTTCTAGTGTATCTGTGACGCTAATGTTACCCATAGTGAAGCCAGAGGCTGAAGGTCTAGTAGCGTTAAATTGAACACCAACATGACCATCACCACCAGTATTATCTGGTAAGTCGCCTGAACAATATGACAATTCGATTGAGTTGCCTAAAAGTCCTTTATACTTAGCTTTGAAGCCTTCATCTGCTTCAGATGCATCAGTAAGTCCAGTTGTATCGACACGAGTTACGAATAGAGCATCGCTGTATCCTAAGAAATTTGCTGCGGTATAGAAAGTTTCTACGTTTGACCACGTAGTACCGTATCCAGCACCGCTGTATATTTTAGTTGGTGCACCGAAACGATCCACTAACTGTTGCTCAGAGGAAATAAGTACTCTTTCTCCTACTGGACCCCATCGAAATACCCCTGCAATTGCGCCTTCGGTTGTACCAACCGCTGGAGTAGCATTCGTTAGGTCGACTTCGCTGACATTAATGCCTGGACTTGTTTGAAAAGCCATTGTTGATTTCTCCTTGTTTATTTTATAAGTTATAAACTTCTATTATTTCTATATTTATAATAACCTGAACTTAGCTTAACCAACTATTGTCGTTATCTCCAACGTAGACGAGAGTATTATCGCTACTATTATCATAATCGTTGAATCCTATGGGCATCATACTTTCAGCCAACTCCTCTTCATTTCTTTGTCTGAGTGCATTGACTGTGTTTATGTTAGTAATCTCCTTGAAGAACATTTGATCTGTCATCCAAGCAAATAGCACTAATCCCATAACTAAGTCATCGTGACAACCCGACTCTGCTTCATATGAATTGGCTTTTCTAGAAAATGTTGAAAGTTCATTAATCGTATCAAAGTCACTCAATATTAGTTGGTCTTGTTCTACCAACATTTTAAGCATATTACATCCAACGGATTTAACTGCCTTTGTTGTTCGAATGCCTTTGTCTGCTTTCTTTGAGAATCCAGTAGATATTCTTTTACCTGATCTACCCGCTGATTCTGTGAACATGAGTGTCTCTACCTCAAATTCATAATGCAATACTTCTGAGACTTGCTCACCTATATCATTGACTTCCACTAATGTGTAAGCCTCATTGTAACTCTTTATACTTCTATATATGATTTCAGCGTAGTCGATAGGCGTTATCATATTATCTTTAAATACGCAAACCTGTCTATACGGCATCTCTGTAACATCGATAATCTGAAATGCTGAGTAATCTAATCCTTTGCCTCTGGCGACATCTACGATACAGCAGTATGTGTGGTCTTTCTGAGGCTTTTCGTATACTTTCATATGCTGTGTTTGACCAACCGGAGTTCTGGGTACAAGAGTCTTTAGCTTACCACCCTCGATCAGAGTTCCAGACGATCCTAAGAAGCCACACTCAAATTCTTGTGAGAACTTCTGTGTATCTTGATCCATTGCGGCAAGAGTTTCCTTTCTCCACTTCTCGTCTCTTCCTGGCACTCTTTGCCAAGGCACCTCAACATACTCAAACCCATTCGTATCTGCTTTCGCTCCCTCACAAGTCTTATAGAAATGATTGAGTCCATTTGGCGTAGATGTGTACAACATCTTTGTAGTCTTACCAGAAGATATCGTTGGGAATACAGAAGCAAAGAACTCGTCCCAGTTCTCTACAAATGCGGTTTCATCTATATATAGAAACGAGATGGATTTACCACGAATAGCACTTGATGATGTTGCGCCAGCTATAATCTTACATCCATTTTCGAACTCAACAGAACCTTTGTTCCATTCAATTACGCCCTGCTGTAACCACTTAGGTAATGCTTCATATGCAATCTTGATTCGATCTAGAATCTCACGAGCCGCATCACCTTTGTTAGCAAGTAAAGCACAGGTCTTGTGCTCATTAAACAAAACGTAATGTAGAATAACAGCAACGGCAGTAGTTGTTTTACCTGCTTGTCGTGAGGTTACTACAGCTACTCTTCGATTATTGGTTATCTTTTCAACAATCTCTTTCTGATAATCATACATCTTGATTGGAATAAGACCATGATCAACGTGTACAATCTGAATATACTTTTCGGAGAAATATGTGGGATTGTTAGCGCACTTAATGAACTCGCCAACCATATCCTGAGTAAACTCGATAGGAGTACCCTTGCGTTTTAGGTTGGCATTACCATTATACCCACGATCTAATGTATTAGACATCTTTAGTCTTCATATCCTTTAACAATTGCTGTAGTTCATTTGTAGAACCTACAAACAGATTGTTATTAGTAGTCAGACCTTTTGGTGCTGTCTCGGCATTCTCTGATTCTACTTTAATCTTATCAGTAGACATCTTAACGAGGTCTTTGTTTGCGTCAACAAGCGTCTTCATGATAGTCGATACGACCTCATACGCTCTCGGATGCTCTGATGCTTTCGCAACATTGAGCATTTGCTCTAACGCCTCTGTTCCAGATTCGATTACATTATAGAAATTACTTCTAGCGTACTCATAATCTTTATTCATTTTGTCGTCAGTGGGAACTTCTGTTCTTTGAACTACTTTCCCTTCGACTACATCATCCAGAGGCTCAAGTCCTAGACTCTTACCTATTTCATCAATCATAATATTAAGTTTCGTCCTCTGTTCCATCTCCGTCTGTCACTATGGTCATGGCTTTCCAAGAATCTGCTTCTTGTACTGCACTACGAAGTCTGGTTGCTGTTGCGCCCGCAGGAGCATTAGTGGCTGGGTTTGCTGGTGCTGTGAATGTGTCACCAATCTTGTAAACTACTGGTGAAGCCGAGGTGCTAAGGTATGTGTTCCATGCTGTTTGATTCGCACTAGTTATACCGCTGCCTAGATCGTAGATTCTATAGCTAGTAGCCGCAGTTAGTGCAGATAGTGTCTCAGGAACAGCAGGAGTGATCTCTAACTGTTCTCCACTTTCGCTGGGTACTAGTGTTGGATAGAAGTCAACGTCAACAAACGTGATCTGCTTCTTGTTCGTAACTGGCCCATAGAAGAATGCTTTCATTGTGAAGTTTAGTGTCCAGATCAAGGCTCGTCTTGTCTGAAAGTCTGATTCATATGAGTCTTCTTGAGATACGCTACCCAATACAATAGGAATGTCAACATACTTATTAATGGCATCTATCATCTTGACGCTTACTGTACAGTCTGGTTTGAAGTATGGTAGTATCTGCTCAAGAATCTTCATACCATCTTCATTATACTTTGTCATAATATTCAGTTGAAACTCGATATCATATGGAGCAGGCGAAAACAAAGTCTGGAGTGTGCCTGCTGTAGTAGATCCCGATGTTGTTTTATTCAAGCTACCCAACTTTCTATCTGCACTATATGACATACCAGTAATCTCAAAGGACATTCTGGGAAGAGTAATCGCAGGAGCATTCAGATTAGGATCTTGTTCTAGTTTAGCAAGGATCTTCTGCATGGGTGCATAGTTAATAGGCACGACCATCTTCTGTATTGCTGTGCCTGAGTTGTCTTTTCTAGTGATCTCTATGTCATTAAACATCGTGCCAAAAACAGCAACATATCGTCTAGTAGATTCGTTATAAAAATGATTACCGTACATTAGAATATATCCTCACCGAATGGATTACTTTGACTGAAGTCGATTATGTTGTCAGATGCAACACCTGTATTCTTATCGATAAAGTTTTCGAATGTTGTGTTGTCTGATAGTGCATCTGTGGGAACCTCGATCACTCTCACTTGTTGACCATCTACAGACAATTCTGTTGCGCTATATGATGTAACAACATTCTGATATGCATATTGTGCAGAAATACTGTACCCGTTTACTTGCATCATTGCTCCCCATATTGTTACACTAGAAGCGACTCCACTTGAGTTGAGTACTCGTAATGTAGCATTGTTATGA